TCAAACCAACCAAGCTCGTCTGAAAAGTCATCTCCTCATTCGATCGTCTAATCTCCGCGGCGTAACGGGCCATATCCAAATTTCGCTGAGCCGCATCTTCACGCATGGCCGCACTCAGCATCTTCTGCTGATTCATTTCGTCCATGAGCTGATTGGAACCGCCCTCCCTGAAGGAGTTCATCACATCGGTTGTCTTACGATACTTAGATTCGTATCCACCTTTAGACAGCTCCTCCAACCGACTACTGACGTCGAATTCGGCCTGAAGAGATTGGTTATAGGCCTCCTGGGACTTCTTTGCGTTTTCGAGCCTCAACTTCATATCATCAAGTTGCTTGGCGAGACTCATCAGCTTTGACTTTTTATCGTCAGACAGCTTGATGTATCGCTCGTCCGTGGACATGAGCGATCTCATCTGAGCCACGTTCTCGCCTTCAGTGAGATTTCTATTGGCCAGAACGTTCTGATACTCAGTTTCAGCCAAGGCGTAATCCTTGATGAGACGAGTCTGTTCACGCAGAAAATTGTTTTCGACCGGATCTCGATGAGTCTTTGCCGTCGTTCCCTGATTGGGAGCACCTGAGTTAGTCCGAACCTGCTCCAGAATCTTCTGAAGATCCGAATCACCTAGAGGATTGACGTATCTAGCGGCTTCGTCAGCCGTACTGCCAGCTTTCCTGCCATTGTTCGGAACATAGGTGGTCATGTTGAAAGGCTTCAACACGCCATAATTGTTCCACGGCGTATACGGATTATTGGCCGCTCGTTGGGCGTCCAATCCAGCACGAGCTTCGCTGAATTGATTGGATACTCGATCGAACGAAGTCTGATCTGGGCCGAATATGAAGTAATTCAGCGATTTATCGAGTCTAGCCAGATTGTCCGCTCTCGCCTGTTCTCTGGCTCTACGTTCGGCCTGCCTATTCGCTGTATCTTGACGGGCTCGATCAATACCAGGTGTTCCATCAGGCAATGCATTGTACAGCTTTTCGGACAAATCCAGGGTCATGTCTGGTACGGTGTAGATCAGTTCTCTAAGATCGTTGAATACGGCAATGAAAGATCTTATGACCGTTTCAATGCCAGCTACGGCCACAGCGAATATATCCACAAGGGCGGCCATCGTTTTGGCCACAAATTCCACGAATGAGAGGAGCGGATGCTCTATCTCACTGGATGAGAACCTAGAGAAAACGTTGAAAAAGTCCTCCACCACAGTTTTAGTGGCGAGAATCACAGTTTGAACCGTCGTAAAGAATTCCGATATATCGTCGGCGCTCAGCTGCTTGGTCCAATTAGCCAAGCTATTGAACACATCGCCAAACGCTTTGCCCAATCCAAAAGCGCCGTTACCTCCGTCATTGAAGAGGGCGGTCACCTCTCGGATCAGATTTGTCAAGCCTTCCATGGCACCCGAGCTCCCTACCATTCGGTAGAACTCGAATACGGCGTTCTTCATGCGATTGAAGTTGGCCGTAAACTGATTGGATGCGTATTCAACGCCTGTACCGTACTCCTTCTTGAGCTGGTTGGACAGTCTCAGCAGAAATTCGTACACATTTATGGTGCCGTCCTGAATGCCTTTTCTGAGCATGCGCTCGGACTCGGCGGCGTTCTTCACGCCGGCCCTGATGAAGGATTCGGACTCCATCATCGCACGAGCAGCTATGCCCATGGCACCGGGTAGCGTATTGCCCAGCTGGCGCTGCAACTCTTCCAGAGACAATTTACCCTTCGAAGCCATCTGCTGTACGGCTTCAAAAATCAGCGTAACATCATGCCCTCTGGAGTGGAGGACAACAGCCGCCTGGGACAGTCCGGAGAAGATGTGTCTGGTCAGTTCGCCGGTTGTATCTACGTTTTTGAGTGCCGCGGCTAGGCGATGATATTGTGTAATGGACGTTTCGACTTCTACGCCCAACTTGTTTGATATGGCCAGCAAGAATTCGTATTCTTTCTTGGCCGCATCTACAGAGCCTCTCACTATACTCATCGAAGCTATGAAACCGGTATAGACACGGTTAACTTCAATGGTGCGAGATATGAATTGCTCCAAAAACCCTATTATCGTTTTGATGGCGAAGAAGCCGCTCAAAGCTCCGACGGCCACAGATATTATCTTGCCAAAACTGGCAATGACAGGGTTAACGCCACCTATGGTGCCGCCGAATCGTGCAAGCAGACCCAGGGCTCCACCGCCTCCGCCACCTGAACCGCTGGAGCCGCCTCCTATCATGGAATTGAATTTTGCCATGGATCCAGACATCATGCTGGACGTTCGCGAAATGAAATTCGCGAACGCCAGCATGCGATTTTCTATGGCCGACAAGCCAGCGGCCGAAGGACGGCTATCGACGGTTACGTCGATTCTACCATCACTTCCCGCCTGTTCGCTTGTCATCACCCTTCTCCGATTTGTTTTTCTGGATTTCGGCCTTAACTCTCAAAAACGCTTCGTCCATTTTCATCAAATATTCAATGAACGATTCCGGGTCCGAAGCTCCGTAGAGCTGCAAGTACGCGGACATTTCGGTCAAGGTGATCGGATTTGGTCCGAATCCGTATTGGCGGGTGTTATTGAGGGTGTAAAAGGCCGAAAGATACTCCCTCATCCAATCATATAGCTCTGGCTTTTTCTCCAAGGCCGGAGGGGACATCCCTGAATCTCTAACCTCATATAAAAAATCCAGCTTGTCCCCCCAAAGAGCTCCCCACCTGACGTATTCGGTCAGTCGTTTCCCTCGACTTCCTTCTGAACTTCTCGGAAGTTGGCCAGTTCCATCGAAAACGTCATGACGAATTCGCGGAAATCTTCCGAATTGGTGAGAGCCTGGACCGCAGCCGCTTTGGAATACGGCACCTGATTGCCGTCTTCGTCGTACACACCATTCCAGTCCAGAAGAATCGCTTCACCCAGGGCCTGGATGAGCCACTTCTTCTGATCACCTGGATCGACCATCCCTTTTTCGATCATACGACGATGGGGCTTTTCGATGCGATCTTTCACTCGAGCGAATCGAGTGCTGCCAGCGTAGGCGATTTTGAAGTTGGAACCCTGGTATTCGATCCACGAACCTTCTTCGAGTTCGATGGTGGGAGTTTTCGGAATTTTGAAAGCCATGGTAGGAGTCTCTGGTTACTGAGTGATGTGGCTTCCTTACACCGCCGTTCGCACGATCTCTATCATGCAGCCTTCCGTGCTGTCGTAAATGGCTCGCCACTTGCCATTCACCATGATGTCCTGGTCCAACTGGCTGGACTGGATGGTCCCCTCCTCATACTTGACGCGAGGGAGATTGACTCTGTAAGAATTGCCCGCAGCGTCCTGAGCAGTGAAACTGAGCGAAAAATCCTGATTGGCCAGGAACGTAGCATATTCCGTGGCATTTTCGAAGTACAGTTCGATCGATCCGGTGATCTCGAGTCGACCCAGGGCGATGCCGACGTATCCCAGCGTACCGATGGCTTCCTGTCCGCGCAGATTGTTGGTGAGTTCGAGCGTCATCGAACGGATCTTAGTCGCCATGGCGACCCCGTCCTTTTCGATGTTGATCAAATTCGTGACCGCGTTCATGGGCTCCATGCCCAGACCCGGATTCAGGAACGTGGCGCCGGCGATCTGAGTCGTGACGTTGTCGGCCGAGCACCCCATGACACTGAACTTGCCAGTCAGAATCTGACCGGTCTTGAGATCCAGGGACATGCCACCGATTCGAACTCCTCGGAAGTTCTGGTAGATCGGAACAGCCAGATCTTGGAAGTGCTTCTGAAGCGTGTAAGAGTGGAGAGCCGTTCCGTTCTTGATGCTGCTGACGCCCGAGACGACCGCACCCCAGGTGGACGCCAGCGCCGATTCGATCAGATCGTCGAAACTGGCGAAAGACAGTTCGAAGTTCAGATCGCCGGACACATCGGCACCCACCTGAATCAGGTCAGCCGTGTTTCGATCCGGACGAATCTCGCTCGAAGTGACATTTCGGATGGCGTACGCCAACGATTCACCGGTGTAGCGCAGGTTTTTGAAAGCTGGGGTGGCCGGAGTGGTCTTGAAGACAGTCTCGCGGACCAGACGGAGCGCAGTACGATTGGAGGTGGCTGGCTGGAAAGACATGATCAGGATCCTCGATAGAAGTCGACAGAGACGTTATTGATAAACCACTCTTCATCGATCGGACCCCGATCGAGCCTTGGAACTTTGAAGCGAATATTGCTCAATACTAGCAATTTGAACAGATTATCGACCTGATCGGCCAATCTCAAAGCTCGACCAGCTCCGATGTTTCTCTTGGTCCGAATCTGCACCAGAACCACACCAGTGTATCTGAATGACGGGTTATCCCCCATGGACGCCTGGTAAGCATCTCCATTGACGATCGTCAGACGAACCCATTCACTGAGTCCGTCAGGAGCTTTGACGTTATCGAATACGACCGGAGTCTCCGTCCAATGCGTTTGGAAGTAAGTCTCTATCGTAGATTTTTCGATTTCGTAGCTCATCGTAGGCTGGCTATGGTCACTCTTACGAAACCCATGGGGGCCTGATTCGACCAACCGTACTCCAATTTAGCGGCGTATGGCTGGCCATTTGTGATGTACATGACCGGAAATTGGCTCAGACTCTTCACCTGTATTTTTGGCGGAGGAAGAACCGAATCAGGTGATCCACCTTCGACCTTAACGTACACAGCTTGACCTTCACTGACGTTCCATGAAGCTCGAAAATTGCCGGTATACACCGGAGATCTCGATATGAATCCGTCCACCAATCGTTGTGTGATCGATTCCGTCTTCTTGATCACGGATTGTCTGATTTTAGATCGGATCCTGTTCATATCCACTCGGAACGATGCTTTGATCATTGACGTAGCACCAAGCTCCAAACGGGAGTGAAAGATCCAACCTTGATCGGAAAAGCTTTGAAAACCGAATATGTCTGTCCATCCAGAACGATCGACTCGTCCACGATGAAATTGAGATTATTCAGGTCATTGAAAACTGTAATCTTAACATCTTTTTCAGTGTACATTCCTGATTCGAGTTCGACGTACGAAAACTTGTCAGGCGTCCACTGAATATCTATATTTTCGGTAACTTGGGAATTGTTACCAGTCGAGGTATCGTACTGGGAAGATATCTTTCGGACATACTGTCCAGT